GTATCCCGATTCATTTTCAGCCATACGCAGCGCACGGTTATCCCGGATACTTTTTTCAATTTCGTCATATTCCCAGCCTGTGTCTGCAGGAGCTTTTCCCGGACTGCCCAACTCAGGAAGGATTTCTTCGAGAAGCCACCCTTTTTACAAATAGAGTCCATTACGTTATTGTAAATAATGGCATATCCATTTTCGATCACGCCCCATTTTTCTGCAGTGCCGCTCATCGGGTCGAACTTTGCACGGTTAATGTCCACTTCGCTCAGCACATACTGGTAGCAGCGCTCGTTGTCGGAAAGTTCATCCCGATCTACCAACACCGCCTTTGCTTCTTCGAGTGACAAATATTGTCCGTCCTTGAATAAATAATCTGTTGCAATCCGATCCGCAGTCAAGATAATAGACAGGGAAATACTTTGTTTCTGCATTTTTTCATCGTCGTGGATCTCTGACTGAATCCGCCGCTGCATCTCCCTCAGCTCTACCGGATCCATGTCTTTGATAACATCAATAAAATCCTTTCCCGCATATCCATAGTTCTTTTTCAGCGTTTCTACCGTTGCCTGTGGGTCGCAGTAGATATTTTCTCCACACTCCACTTCCAGAATACGGTTGATCGCGCCTCCCTGAGTTACAT